GTATGTGGTGGATCCCTGCCTCCATCAAAGAATTATATCATCGTTTAAACCAAGAAGGAAGACCTAAATGTGGACGTTTGTCAAACATATTATCCTTCGATCCAGGTGTCTTACGATTGTTATAATGAAGAAATACTTGGACGCATTCTTTACCTTTAAATTTTTCTCTCCAATGTTCTAGTTCACAACCAGAATAAACCAGCATATCTCCTGGATTTAAATCTACTTTTATTCCTTTATCTTTAGTGGGCTCATAACGCTGGACCCCATGAACTCCTGTTTTAGGACCAACAACACATCCAGCTTTTGGATCAGGGTTTAAGTATATAGGCCAGTCATCACCTCCAAGATTCATTGTAGTTGATATCTCACAACTAAATCTATCTTTATGTCTAACAAGTACATCACCTTTTTTATAAATTCTAGCATAAGTATAAGCTGGATATAATTTAAGTCCTGTTACTTTTTCCATTTTTGGTTGACATTTTAACATTAAAGTTTCCATAGCAATATTAGAATACTGACTATAAGTTTCTGGTATTTGTTCGTCCTTACTTTCATAGTGACCTATAATATTTTCAAAGGGTGAAAAGTATCTAGCTTGACTACAAGTATCATAAACTTGTTTTTGCATGCTAAAATAATTTGCAATAAAAGAAGCTAAATCTTTTGATATAGCTTGACGAATAATTGTGTATTTTTTCTTTTTAAACATCTTTAGCCATTTCTTTTAATACAGCCGATATATTAAAATGAATAAATCTAAACGGAGCCTTTCCGTGGTCTAAAGAAAATTCATGTTGTACATATCCTGGAAAAAATATAAGCACTCCAGGTTCAGGTTTAAAATTAATTTGTTCGTGACCTGACCAAACACCTTTTAGATTTGGTTTCATATGTAATGCAGTCGTTCGAGCTCCTGTTCGTGTGTCGTGAAAAATTGGAAAAGAAGTTTTATCACTTGCTTTTAAAAAATAAAAACCATTAACATGTGTATTCCAATGAATGTGTGCTGAATGATGTCCTCCACCTTTTTTAGCAAATTCTTGTACCCACATTTGTTCAAAGAAAGTTTGATACTTACTCATATCAAATCCTGAATGATCTAAAAACTCCCAACACTTTTGACCTACATAATTTCTAAAATCCATAAAGTTAGTATCGGGTACCAATTGTGTTGAATGCCACGATCTCCCAAAGTCGCCATGTTCTTTAAGCCATTGTTTAGCTTCTTTAGTTTTTCTTGCTTCTTTAATATATGGGTCACTAGCTTTGTTTAAAGATTTAACAAACTCTGGTTTGCTTTCAGACCATATTGTTGTTGGAAAATAATTGTTAATGTACATAAGTATACCATCCTGTTATTATATATTTAGTTTCTGTTGTTTTATTACCTTTATGGGTGTGCGTCCAAAAAGACGGAAATAAAACTGTTTTACCTTGTAAAGGTTTAATTTTTTTTCTTTGATATAAAAATTGTGTTTCTCCACCTTTTTTTACATCATTTAAGTAAGTTGTAAAAACTAACATTCTTTTTATAGTTTCTTCGTTTCCAATCGCTTCACAATGCCATCTAAAATAATATTCATTGGGCTCATATTTTTGTATTTTTATAATAGGATATAAATTCCAAGCTTCTTGACCTATATCTACATAAGCATATTTTTTCTTATACTTTTTTAAAATTTTATTTAATTGTTTAATATAATTATTTAATTGCGGGTCTGATAAATCTATAGATACTTGTGTCATTTTTGTTTTATAATCGTTTAAAAATTTTTTATTATTACTTTTTTCATAATAATTAATTAATTCTTCACATGTTTTTTTATTTATGACGTCTTGGTAAATAAACATACTATTTAAATGGATATCCTAAATGCCATACGACAAGTGAGTATCTTGTTCCTCTCGTTACCGGTTTGACTCTATGCCAAAGGTGTGAAGGAAATACTACGATAGAGCCTTTAGGTAATATTTCAGGTACGCTTCTTACATGTTTACTTTCATCTCTCATATGAGGATCATAATTTCTAAAATCAAATTCTAATTCTCCGCCAGTGTATTCAGAGCCGTCTGTTAATTGACAAGTCATAGATAATTTTCTAACTTTACCATGGTCGGGATGGTTAGGATCTTTTTTTTGGTAAGGTTTATCCCCAGGATCAGTGTGCCAATCATAATATTGGTGTAATTTATATTTTGTAAACTGACACGACTGTGAAAAATCCCATTCAAAATTCCAACCGGCGTTTCTATTGGCTTGATGTACATAGGGGTGTAATTCTTTATAGATCCATGTATCATTTAACCATACTAAATCAGATTTTCTTTTTCTTTGTATGTTTTTAATATCATCTTTACTTAAGGTTGATTTATCAAATTCTCCAATTCGAGCTATAGTTTCTTCTTTAGATAACGCATATTTAATAACCTCATCACAGAACTTAGGAGTTAAAGCTGAAGTAAAATACCAAAAATGATTAGATAAATTCATTGATAATTAAAGTTTATAACCACTCTTCTTGTTTTATCGGTACAAGAAGAACCTGTGTGTTCTAGTGCAGAATTAAATTTAATTAATTTATTTTCTTCACTTATTATTTTTTTACCATTTTTAAATTTAGTATAACCATTACAATTATTTATGTAAAAAATACTTGTAGTTCCTACAGGTTGATCTGTATGAAAACCATGTTCAATTTTTTTATTTGTTTGTAATAATAAATTAGCTTTTACTGCATTTAATTTTTTATATTTTAATTTTGATAAAATAGGTTGTATAAGATCTATAAATTCTTGTGTACAATTAATTCCTTTGTCGTTCCAAAATAAAAACGTAAACTGATAAAAACCATCTTTTTCTTTATTTACTCCTTCGTTAAAAAACCAAGGCATATCACTAGACATCATTTTAAATTTAATTTTTTTAAACTCTGAGTTGGATAAAAAATTTTTATATATATTCATAAGTTATTGTTTGTACAAAGTTTAAAGAATCTTTTTGATTGTTAGTTATGTAATACATCTGGGTAGAAGGAAACATTATAAAGTTATTATTTTTTAATGATATATCCCAACTTCTTCCCGCTCTTCTGTTTTGGTCATAATGTATTCTAACACTACAATCTTTAACATTTACTCCATAAAGAAAAGTATAGTCTGCAGAATTTTTAAGGTCTACAGAATCAATATTTAATAAAGGAATTGAAATTTCTTTAGGTTTATAAGTATTTCCCCACGTTTCTTTATTAATTAAAGTAAAACCATACTCCACATTTATATGCTCTCGCATATAGGTATTTAATTTATCCCATTCTTTTGAAAATGGAAACGTAGAATTTTTAAGGTTTGAAGATAAAATATCGGATTGAAGTTTTTCTAGGTCTATTTCAAAACCTTTTGGCATATTTACTTTGCCGTAATGTAAATCTATTTCAGATAATACTTTCTTGTGCATACCACATACCTTTTTAATTTATGCTTTGTTATCTGTCAAGTCCCAAGTTGTATTTGCTTCATTCCAAACGTAACTCCAAGAATGAGTATCTGCTGTATTTTGTGATTCTTGTTCTGCAGTTAATGCTGGAGCATCACCGATCGGCGAATCCCAACTAGCAGTTGTAGTATTTTTTACCCAAGATGCATAAGGTTTTTTAGGAAAAAACATATTATTATCTTCGTCCCAAACATGTCCGATACCTGCGTAATTACCTCGAAATGCTTTTGAGTTATCACCAGATGAATGTGTGTTACCTATAGTATTGTATGAAGTTTGAATCCACATTTGTGCAGGCCAATTATTGTGTCGTTCTAAATGTTGTTGTCCTACTGATTCGTCCTCAACGCCATCAGCATTAAGCATGTCTTTGTTATCAAGTGTCAATACTTGAATAACTTTTCCATTAGCTCCGAGTTTTGCAAAGTGTGCCATAATTTTCTCCTTATATATTAAAATTAATTCTTAAACAATACATAAATATTATTGATATTTATACCTTATTACCACAATACCTGAACCACCGTTTCCACTAATACTTGAAGGACCAGGACCAAAAGCACCGCCTGTTCCACCGCCTCTATTTACAGCTCCTGCTGCAGAAGGTGTATTTGATGCAGCTCCGGCAGTTCCTGAGCCACAAGGACTAGCAGCTCCTGCTGTTGCTTGTTGTGCGCCAGCATTTAGTCCGCTTGCACCGCCACCACCAGAATAACCAACAGGACTTGCGGTAATAGAAGTAGTTGCTCCTGCACCTCCTCTACCTCCTGCAGATGGAGATGGTTGAGCATTTACACCTGTTTCAGTTGCACCGCCACCACCGGCTGTTGCATATGGAGAAGCTGGACCATGTCCAGTACCTCCAGGCGTTCCTTGAGCTGGACTAACAGGAGGGGTATTTCCTGCTCCTCCTACCGAACCAGAACCTGTATTACTCCAAGAACCTCCACCACCTGATCCACCAGCAGATCCGGCTTGACCTTGTCCACCACCTCCGCCGCCTCCGGCAGAACTAACTGTTGAAAAAGTTGAAGTACTTCCTACTCCTCCCGTACAGTTACTAGGTGCGGGAACTCCTGTTCCACCACCTCCTACTGTTATTGGATAACCTGTTGCTGTAACTGTAATTGCTGTTCCACCTGGATTTCCATTTAAAGGTGATACTGCATAGCAACCTGAAACAGGTGCTCTATATTCTCTAAACCCTGCACCGCCACCACCGCCGCCATAGTGAGAACCTCCAGTTCCACCACCTGCTACTACTAAATAAGAAACTGTGTTATTTGCAGGAGTAGTTGAAACACCACAAACTGTAAAAGTTCCTGGTCCTGTAAAAGTATGAATTTTATAATCTCCAGAGGTTGTTATTGTTCCACCTGTTGCCACTAAATTAGGATTTCCTCTAACATTAGAAGTTGAGTCTAAAACGTTAACCCAACCTTGAGTTGAATCTATGTAAACAAAAGTTACTGATTGACCTTCAGTAGATAAAGTTACACCTGTTGCAACTCCACCCATTTTTTCTGATCCATTTGGAGTAACTGTCACGTTATTAGTTTGCCAGTTTCCTCCATAATCTGCTAACGCTACTGATGCACCAGCAGAACCTGCTGGTAAGTTAACTGTAATAGTTCCACCGCCCGTATTTAAAAAATAACCTACTCCAGCTACTGCTGTAAAAGTTCCGGTTGTTTTTACTGTTGTACTCCAAGAAATTTCTCCTGTGCCACCAAACCCTGATGCAGTTCCTGAATTAGAAATTGTTGCACCACAAGCAATTGTTATTGTTGCACCAGAAGGTAGTGTAAATGTATCTCCACTATCTCCTAATGTGGTTGTTCCACATGCTGTTCTTGGACTAATTTTATTTACTTTTATTTCACTCATAATTTTTCC